CTTCACAGCAAATATCTTTGCCGTTTAACGCTGAACGAACCGTGAACATGTACGCTGTTCTTGACCAGCAGGGCAAGAAGCCAGCTTCATTGTATGCACGCCCTGGGAACGCTTTATTTGCCACGTTGGGTTCTGGGGCTGGGCGCGGTGGGTTTGTGGCAACCAACGGGCGTGTGTTTGTTGTTTCTGGCTCTCAACTGTACGAATTATTTGCTGGCGGCACAGGAAATGTACTAGGAAGCCTTCTTACCAGTTCGGGGGACTTAACCTTTGCTGAAAATGGCGTGCAGCTGGCAATTTGCGATGGAACGAATTTATACATTTTGACCTATGCCACAAATGTATTTCAGCGCGTTGTTAGTCCCAATTTGCCTAGCGCATCAAGTGTTAAATTTCTTGATGGGTACTTTGTTGTTAGTCGTTCGCCAAGCAGCGGTATATTCCAAATATCTGCTCCATTTGACGGCCTAACTTGGGCTGCATTGGATTTTGCCACGGCTGAATCGTCACCCGACAGTCTTTTGTGTGTTGCGGTTATTTTTGGGCAATTATGGTTGTTTGGCGATATTTCTATTGAGCCTTGGACAAACACTGGTTCAGCGGCTTTCCCGTTTAAGAGGGTTAGCAATTCCTCTAAACTTTCCGTTGGTGTCGCCGCACCTGCTACAGTTTTAGAGGTGGACAATACGGCTTTTTGGGTTGGTAAAGACACAAAGGGAACGGGCATTGTTTATCGGGCGGATGGGTATTCACCTTTAAGGATTTCGACAGAGGCTATTGAATTGCGTTTGCAAGCCGCGCCTTCAATATCAACCCTTAAAGCAATGACCTATCAAGAAGCTGGGCATGTGTTCTACATCATTACGGGCGGGGGCATGGAAACTGCTTTGGTCTATGATGTATCCACTAAGCTGTGGACAGAATGGGCATATCTGAACAGTTCGGGCAATTACGAATTACCTTTAACCAATGATTTATTTTACGCTTTTCATAATACCCTTGCGCTGGATAGAACATCTGGCAAGGTTTACCACCAGTCGGCAGAGTTTTATTCTGATAATGGGGATGAAATAGCCTGTGACAGGGTTTTTACGCATATTTTTGACAATGGCAATCCGTTTCTGATTAAGAATTTAACGGTCAATTTTGAAACTGGCGTGGGCAACGCAACGGTCAGCAATCCAAAGGCCATGCTGTACTTATCCCGCGATGGTGGCCGCACGTTTTACACCTACTATGAATCGTTTATGGGTAAGGCTGGGGAGTTTCTGTCTAGGGTGGTTTTCTGGCGATTGGGACGGCATCGTCAATGCACGTTCAGGGTGCGGGTGACCGATTCTGTTAAGCGAGTGATAACAGGGGGGGCTTTTAATACATGACCGTAATGATTGCTCCAATTTCTGATAAGGCGCTTGATGACAATGGAAAGTTTCGCCCAACGTGGATTGAGTATTTTTCTGCGGTCAACCGTGGTGATGTTGGCACAACCTGGAATCCAACTGTTTCCAATTTAACCTCTGTTGGAACGCCGACCATTACGGGCGTTTATTATCAAAATGGCGGCTTTACAGACTTTGCGGTTAAGATTGTTCCTGGAACAAACACTAGCTCTGTGTTGGGAACGACCACAATTGCATTGCCATTTACTGTTGTGGCAGATGCGGCGGCCAATGTTGTAAGCGGTGTTAATGTTGCTCAAGCAGCAATAAATTCAAGTGGAAAACTGGTGTATTTACCAACATGGTCGGTAATAACGGTTCCTATAACAATCACTGGACGGGTCAAAAGCTAACTATCTTTTAAGACAATTTTAGTGTAAAGTAACAACGAGGCTTTGCGATGGATGACAAAAAAGAAATGAGCCGCATGGAAGACATGGAAGACATGGAAGACATGAAGGAATATGGTCGCGGAACTGATACCGTGATGGGACACTTGTCTCTTGGTGAAGTTGTTATTCCCCGCGCATTTCTTGATGACCCGCAAGTTATCCAAACGCTTAAAGGTATTTTTGATTCTGCCGATGTTAATATGGCAGAGTTTACTGTTGGCGATGAAGCAAATAAAATTAACCCTGAAACCAAGCAACCAGAGTTTTTCTTAAAGGGCTTAAAAAGCATTATTAAAAGTCCTGTGGCGCAAATTGCATTGCCTATTGCAGCCAGTGTTCTTGCCCCTGGAGTTGGAACGGCTCTTAGCAGCGGGCTTGGGTTGGGATTGGGTACAGCTGGTGCAACTGCATTGGGGGCTGGAGCACTTGGAACTGGCCTTGGATTAGCATCTGGTCAAAACATTGGACAGGCTCTTAAAGGTGGTGCAATAAGCGGAGGACTTTCTTATGGTGGAAGTCTGCTATCTGAAGGTTTGGCTGATACAGCACTGGGGCGCGGTCTTAGCGACTTAAAAGCTGGGGCGGCAGATACAATGGTTGGCCGTGGCATTAGTGATATTAGCAAGTCAGCATCGGGAGCTTTGAACAGCATTACAGGTGGCATCAACGACCTTTACCAGGGCAGCAGTGTTCAAGACGCTTTTAGAAGCGGTAGTGACGCTCTGAAGTCTGTTGGCATTAATTTTGGTAGCAGTGCAACAACCGCACCAACGGCAACACCTGGTGGCGCTTCATCTTATGCAGACGCGGTTGACCCAACTGGCAAGTATTCTTTTGGTGGTGGATTGGATAAGATTGGCGGAACATCAACGGCTGCCTTGAACGAATCAACCCCGTTGCTTTCGTCTCTTAGCCCGTATGCACCTACAGCGGCAGCACCATCATTATTACCCCCAACTTCAATCACAGAATCGGTATTAGGAGCAGCACCCGTGGCCAAAAATTCTATCAATTTATCCCCATTGCTAAGTGCTGGGCTTGGATATGGTTCAAACGAAAGCACAGCAGAGGCTTTGCTTGAGCAACAGAGGAACAATGCGGCGCTTGCAAGCAGTTCCAACAAAGCTGTTTCTGATGCCTTGCTTAGACAGTATGAAGCCAATACAGCGTTGTTTCAGCCATACGCTAGTGGGTTTGAATTTACCCCAGGCGACTTAACCGCCGACCCAGGCTATCAATTCCAATTAACTGAGGGCAACAGAGCGGCAGACAGGGCTAGCCTTGCTCGTGGTAACTATTATTCTGGTGAAGCCTTGAGGGAAGCTCAACAGTTTGGTCAGGGTTTGGCGGACACGACTTATAACTCTGCTTTTAATCGTGCATTACAAGGCCGTGCTGCTGGATTGCAAGGGGCAACAGCTGCGGCTGGAGTCAACACTAATTACGGAACAGGAACCGCTAATCAAGCCATTAACAATGCGGCTCTTCTTATGGGCATTAACGAAAACATCGGCAATGTTAATGCCAACAGAACCGTCAACACAAACAACCTTATCAGTGGCGCGTTAGGCAACCTGCTTGGTGGAAGTTCTTTCACGAACAGTGGCGCTTTGCAAGGTGGTATTGACCTGCAAGAATTATTGCGGAGAAATAGAATGGGGAGTTCGTCTTATGCCAGTTGATTTAACAGTATTTGAACGTCAGAAATCCATTATTGACCAGCAGCAGTTGCAGGATGCGTTTAACTTGAAAAAGGCATTGGCAATTCAATCGGCTCAAAAAAATGCGCTGGAGACTGAGGCTTTGCAATCTCAAGCTGCTATGGGTGGCTTAAGTCTTAAAGATATTTTGACCATGCAAACGCAGCAACAAAATAACCAGGAAAACCTAGCGTTTAAGCGCGAACAAATGCAAGCAAATGAAGCATTGCGCCGCGACCAAATGGCTCAACAAATGCAAATAGCAAGGGACAACGCGGCTTTGCGGGGTGATGCTCTAGCCGCAAGGTTTGATGACGCGGCTGCGAAAGCGCAAGATGCTCGTCAAAAAAAGATTGAAGCTGAAGCTGAGCGTTACGGCAAAGCATTAGAAAGCACTGGATTGTCAGAGCTTTTAAGCGCTGCTGAACGTGCATCTAATGCGGTGGCTGGTGAGGGTGATATTGCTGGATATGGAGCATTAACTAACGCATTGCCATCAATAGCAGTTTCACAAGAAGGTAAAGCTAACAGGCAAGAAATATCTAGCCTTAAGAATACTTTGTTAAAGGCACGTTCTGGTGGAGCAGTAACACCTCAAGAGGCTAAAAGGCTTGGCACTGAAATAGGTGATACCATTGGCAGTGGTGCCAGCCTACTTCGCAGCGGGGTAGGGAACATTTCGTCTACCTTAGCTGAAAAATTAGCAAACGCACAATCTGGTTTTTCACCAGAGGCGATTCAGCTTTACGAAAGCCGTGGTGGCATCGGTTCTGGTTTTGTGCAGAAATATCGCAAGCCATCAGGAGCGAATAAAAAACTAACGGTTGATTTTTAGAAATGCCTTATGATATTGAAACAAAGGATGGAATTGTTTTAAGGAACATTCCTGACGATATCGCCCCAGATAGCGACACATTAAAAAATCGCGTCCAACTTATACGTCAATCTGATGAATTTAAGCAGCTTCAAACGCAACCAGCAGAAGGATTGTCACCACAACCTGAACTTGCCCAAGACACTTTCGGCTCACGCCTACAAGCTGATTTTGACCGCCGCAAAAAGCAGATTAGTGATTTGGCAAATCTGGCTGTTAAGGGCGATATATCGGAGGCTGAAGCGATAGGACGTAGTGGCCTTAAAATGGCGCAGTTGCTACCAGACACCGCGCTTAATGTTTTATCTGAAGTAACGCCAGACTTTATTGAAAAACCTGTTGTGGAGCAAATTGGCAATGCAGCTTCTTATCTTGCTGATACTCGCGCGGGTCGCGCTACGATTGGCGCGGTCAATGATTTCAATCAACAGTATCCCATTACGGCAGGGCGCGTCGGCTCCGCCGTTGATGCTCTCAATATCGCTTTGCCCTTCAAGAAAGTCGGGGGTGAGAGTCTTGTCAGTGCATCCTCCAAAGTGGCTGATGCGGCGATAGATAAAACAGGAAAAGCTGTTGGTATGGCTGGTAGGGCGGCTGCAAAGGGTGCTGGTAAAGTTGTATCAGCCGTTTTACCAGGCATTGATGAAGGTTTGCAGGATGTAGCAAGCGCAGCGATAAAACGTGATATCCCGCTTAGCTTAGATCAAGTTTCCAATAGTCGAGCTATAAAGAACCTTCAAAAACTTAGCCAAGAGGCGCCTCTTTCTGGTCAAGCTGGTTTTCGTGATTATCAATTATCACAGTGGAATAAACAAATTTTTAAAACAGTTGGTGTTGATGCTGATAAATTTACCCCAGCCAATATGGATTTGGCATTTTCTAAAGTTGGTGGTGAGTTTGATGCTATAACCAAGGGGCGCAATTTTAAAATAGGCGGTGATTTTGTAGATAATATAGCCCAGAGCCTTGATGAGATTGAATCTACTTTGGGTAAAGAAGCTGCAGAAAGTTATCAGAAGGAAGCACTCAGAGTTATTAATGATTTTAAGGGCGATGAGATATCAGGGGAGCTGATAGCAAGGCAACGCGCTCGCATTAATGCGTTAGCTCGTAAGGCAGGCCCAGGGCAAAAAGAGGCGCTTTTAGATTTGGAAAATAACATCGTCGATGGCATTACATCTGGTGATCCTGCAATTGAGGCAGCGCTTAGCCAGGCCAAGCAACGCTATAAAAATCTAATTGTTCTAGAGCCGATTGCCACTAAGTCAAAGGGCGGAAATATTTCGCCTTCGCTTCTTAACAATAGGGTTGCCTCTGTTTACAAGCGTTCCTACACAAGGGGCCAAGCTGGCGAGATCGGCGAACTTGCTCGCATTGGTTATGAGTTACTTCCTGAGCTAGGCGGATCAGATACCACGCAGAAAGTATTAACTGCTGCAGCTATTGGAGCTGGGGTAACAAATCCAGCAACAATTGCGCTTACTGGCGGTGCTGTTGGTCTCAATCGTTTGTTGCAATCTGGCGTAAATAGAAATCAAGCTTTAATTGGTGCGGCGGTTAAAAAGTCAGAAGCCGAACAATTAAAAAGGCTCACCAAGCAAAACCTCCAAAAAGCATTTGAAGCCAGAAAGGGAAACAAATAATGAGCGTCCTACTTCTCCCTCCTATCTTTCAGTTTTTTGACAACAACGGCGACCCGCTTGCCAATGGC